GCCCCTTATTGATATTTCTATTCAAATTAATAAAAGAGGTTCCTTTAGTAGTTATAATGATAGTAAGTTACGAGAGAAGTTTAAGATACTTTATAATCGTATGGTTCATGAGGCTAGGCTTGAAATGCCTCATGCAAAGTTAGTAGCGTTGGCTGAAGCTTTGAAGGTTCGAATGATAACAAAAGGACCGCCATTTCTTTATACGGTACTTAAACCTCTACAGAGAAAGCTGTGGTCTGTTTTAAAAGATCATCCTATGTTCACCCTAGTTGGGCAACCCGTCACTTCTGAATATGTTCAGGAGCGTATGGGTGCTAAGCTAAAGGACGTGGAGGGATATCTTTCTATTGACTACAGTGATGCTACCAATGAGTTGAACTCTTGGGCATCTGATATCGTTGTAGAATCCCTATCTTCTTGTTTAGGGCTCCCTTACGATGAAGAACAGCTTTTTAAAACGGCTATGACCAATCATTTAATTCAACATGGCGATCTCATTAAACCACAAAAACGTGGTCAGTTAATGGGTTCTATCGTCTCATTTCCGATTCTTTGCATTATTAATGCAGCGATTTGTAGATGGACCTTAGAGATTGTTAATAAGAGAGTAATATCTCTTCGTGACGCTCGATGTTGTATAAATGGTGATGATGGCTTATTGCGTGTTCCTAAATCAGGTGAAAAGGTCTGGGAAACTATTGCTAGTTTCTTTGGCTTATCGCCCTCTGTAGGTAAAGTGTATTGGTCGAACGAGTTTCTCAATATAAACTCAACGCAGTTCGTATACTATAAAGATGGTTATGAAGGTTTCCAGGCTATTGATAGCCTTGGAGTCTTACGTAATCGAATTCGGCACTTTCGCCGTTCTGAGTATGTAAATCTCGGTCTTCTTTATTGTATGAAACGTTCTGGTTCTGATGTTAGTATTGTGGAACCCGACTCGGCAATCACTTTTGGTGCACGAGTTCGTGAATTAATTTCGCTTTCTCCTTATTCTCTTCGTAATAAACTATTGAAATGTTTTATCCATCTACATCAAGATAAACTTAAAGAGTTTTCTCTCCCTTGGTTTATTCCTGAACATTTAGGTGGTCTTGGTTTTCCTATAACTTCTCTAGAATTTATCCCTCGTGATAAGGATTTACGTTTAGCACGTAAACTCTTTGATCACCCCGACAAATTCCCTATACCCACACGACCTGTCGATGCGCCATGGCAAGTCTGGGATCATGTTTTAAAGCGTACTAGCGACTTACGTCGCATCGGTGGCTTAATGTTAACTACTAGTGTAGAAATGTTAACGCAACATGCATCCTTTGTTGAGAAGTCTTATGGAATTGTTGATATCAATAGGCTACATAGCTTACTAGCAGTTGAAGCACTTTTTACTGCTAAGAGTATTAAAGATTTATACAATGATACGATTAATCGTACACGTTGTACTAATTATTTACGCTCTTTATGTAAACTATGGGTTAAAGCCGCAGTTGATACTACAATTCCATATCCTGAACCTTTTCGTTTCGATAGTTTTCCAGAACAAATTAATCCTAAGATCTTTTTGCACAGATCTTCTTCTATAGCTATTATGGTTTAAAAGTTTTCTTGTAAGTTAGAGTTAATAATTAAATTCCTCTAAGATAAAGTTCTACAAGATACCATCTTTGTGCTGAGCTGCACATTAAGTAAATAATAG